GTACGACAAGGAGGAGCCTCGCGGGTTTGATGCGAATATTAGCGAAATGGCCTTTAAGTGGCTTAGTTTTATGTTGTCGCCTTACTGTGGCAACAGTTGTTTGAGAGAGGTTGACTACGTCTTTAGCCAGCTCGTCATGAACACCAGTCCTGGGCTCCCTTGGTCCCACTCCGCTCAGAAGAAGAGTGACTTGACCAAGGACGACTACGACCGTATCCGTTCTTACGCCGAGCTGCCCTACGACCAGGAAGTCCCGTTGTGGACAGTAGCTCTCAAGCGGGAGGTTCGTAGCGCGAAGAAGGTCAGGGAGAACAAAATTCGCACCATCTGCGCGTCTCCCGTCCAGCTCACGGTCCTTTCCAACGTGCTCTTCGACCATGTCAACAAGAAGTTGCGGGACACGTCCCAGTGTACGCCGTATGTGTTCGGCGACACGAAGTACTATGCAGGGTGGCACAGGTTGTGGTTGTGGTTGGGGGGCGGGGACAAGAATTTCGAGGATGGCTGTGGCGCCTTCGACGTCAAGCAGTGGGACTCGAGTCTCTTCCCGTTCCTCTTACAAAAAACAAGAAATTTGAGAGCCGAGTGGCTCTGCGAGGACGACAGGACCGATGATGTCTTGGAGAAGATGGTCTATGTGTACGACCACGTCATCAACGCCTACTGCGTCCTGGAGAACGGGTACGTCTACCAAACGACGACTGGCAACAAGAGCGGTACGCCCAACACGTCGTCTGATAACTGCCTCATCAACATGCACAACATCATCTACGTCTACATCAAGGCTTGCGTGCTCTACGGCAAGCCTCCTGAGTATGATGACTTCTGCAGGTTTGTGAAAATGAAAGTTGGGGGCGACGACAACATCTTCACTGTGCACAAGGAGATCCGCGGGTGGTTCACGTTAGACCTCATCAAGGCCATCTGGCTTGTTGATCTCGGCCTCGTGACCACACAAGAATCCATGGTGTACAGGCGGATTGAGGAGTGTGAGTTCCTCTCACAGGACTTCCATTATGCCAAGGACTACGGCCTCTATGTGCCCGTGCCGCGCCCTAGCAAGATGCTAAACTCACTCATTTGCGGTTCCTCGATCGACGATCCTAGAATGCATATGATTAGAGCGCACAACATCCTGCTCGAGGTCTACTGGCACGAGGAGGCGCGCGCAGTACTCAGGGCCTACATACAATACCTAAAGGACACCTACGGTGCCGCCCTCTACGTGGGCGTCATCAAGGGCGTTCCAGCAAAGGATATTGCCCACATGGATCGCTCTGACGCTGAGATCGAGAACCTATACATAGGTAACGAGTCGAAGTGTCAGCAAGCACATGTTCCGACACTAGAGTGGGATTCTAATAGCTACACCACTTTAGACGAATGTCTGATGAGTATGTCCGCATGCTCCAAGTCCCAGCCCTCCTCTGGCTACTCGCCGTCGCACTCGCGGGCGGCTTCATGCGAGTCTGGCTCGTTCGGCGCCAGTACCTCCAAGTCGATGCCCTCATCGCCGCGCAAACGCGCGAGGCAGTCGGTGGACAGCCTGTACATCGATACCAGACGCGCTCGCAGCCTGTTCCAATCCCCTGAGAACTCGCATGGCGAGGATGCCATCTGCTCTGTGTGCATCGCGTCGGAGCTCGGTACCAGCACGCAGTGTGAGCAGCACATTTGCGAGGGGGCCAATCGCCTCTCCATGGAGCTCACCAAGCTTGAGCGCCGCGCGCACAAGCGCGCCTTCGGCAAGGAGTACAGCAGCGACGTCACTG